CAATCCGATAGAAGATGCGAATGGCACTTGGATAATAAGCAGCGAAGAGGTAAGCAGCACAACCATCGACTGGGTTAAGCAATTGCCCGCGATTGAATATATTTCAAAAGAATCACTAACTTTGTAAAAACTCAAAACTATGGCAGGCGTAAAAGTAACCGACCTTACACCATTAGCAACGGCAGCAAACGATGACATCTTCTACATCGTTGATACAAGCTCCAACACCAGCAAGCAGATTGAGGTTCAAGACATCTATTCAGGGATGCCGCAGTTTGCGAGTGGTACGTATACGCCTGTGGTAAGCAATGAAACAAATAATTCAACCATAACAATTGAAGGAGGGTTGTATTCAAGAGTGGGGGATATTGTTACCGTTTCAATTAAATTAATAGTTCAGTTAGACACAGGAGAAACTGAAACATCCTTTAATTTAAGTTTGCCAATATCAACTGCGTTTACTGATAGGGAGGAGTTGATAGGTACTTTTGTTGCTTTCCCATCAGTAGCTGCGTTATCATTTAGTATAAGTTTTGTTCAGGCTGATATTACAAACACCGATTTAATGCAATGCAGCTTTGAATCGGACACTGCCGCAGATACAATGGCGGCCTCAATTGTTGCGCAATACTTAATCCTTTAACAATGCGCAGCACCTCGCTTCTCGGTCTGAACCTGATTAAGAAGTATGAGGGCTTGCGGCTTAGTTCATACCTATGCCCCGCCGGAGTGCCGACCATAGGCTACGGCAGCACGCGCCATGCGAACGGAAAGAAGGTTTTACTCGGCGAAAAGTTGACAGGCGAAAAGGAAGCAACGCAATTGCTATTATCCACGCTTGACCCATTCGAGGCAGCCGTCAATAAACACCTACCTAACCTAAATCAATGCCAGTTCGATGCGCTTGTGTGCTTCGCCTACAACGTAGGAACTGGAGCGTTGGTTAAGTCAACGCTGTTGAAAAAAGCCAAAGCCAACTCAGCCGACCCGAGCATCCTCGATGAGTTCCTGAAGTGGAACAAGGCGGGCGGGAAGGTGCTCTCAGGGCTAACGAACCGCCGCCGCGAAGAGGCAAATCTCTATTTCTCACTTTGTAATATTTAGCGGCATCTTGCCCCAACGCCGCGCTGGCGTGTGCGTATATTAGATATGCGGAAAAGGGCTACCAAACCAAGGCGGATTATTGATGTGATTGTGAAGCATTGGCGCGGCACAATCGGTTCGCTTATGATTCTGGTGTCCATCTTCCTACTTATCTTCAAAGTGATAACAGCCGAGACATTAACAGCCATAATTGCAGCACTATTAGCCGCAGGGTACATACCAAAAGCCAAAAGCGATGCAACAGATTAGAAGAGATACAATAAAGGTGGTTCGCCATAATAAGGTGAACATCGATGAGATGCAGTGGCAACAGCCCGATGTGGACACCTCATTCGCCCAGGCGAATCGTGAATCCTTTCAGGCGGTCATGGCGCAACCGCCAAAGCCGAAAGTGCTCACAGCATTCGACACGATTCAGCCGTGTGATGTATCTTTGTACCCAGCCGCCACGTATTACATCCCGAAAACTCACGCTGTAAGAAACGAGCCGGAAATGCCAACGCCTATGAATTACGATATACTCGCTAACGGAATTGTGCTGACATTTACGATGCTGCTTACCATCAAGTATGCGCTCGGATGTGTGCCAGCATGGCGTTCATTAATTGCGGATTTACGTTCGGTTTAACGTATCTTTGCAGCATGGCATCGCTGCACATCCTTGAGTCATCAATTGACCTCTTCTATGTGATCACCGACAGGGATGGCAACATCGTCACCACGAATGACCTATTTCGCGAATACTCCAGCCACATAAAGCCCGGCAATATCCTCGACATCGCAGCGCAAGACAGCGACCGCGATGAACTGCTTGCAGCCATTCGCAAGGCGCAAAGCAAATCGCCTGACCCGATTCGGGCCTACGCTAAGACCAAGCAGAAGATTGCATCTGAGCGGTTCAATATGTGGAATGTTTACGCGATTGTCGATATGCTGCACTTCATCGGTATTCAATTGGTCGATGTTACTTCCATCTCAAGCCACGAATACGAACGGCAAAAGATGCTTCTCGAAGAGTTCAGGTTCACCCTATCGCACGAACTTCGGCAGCCGTTAACATCGATAGGTGGCTTGGTGAAAATGATTAACGAGCATACATGGGCAACCGATCAAGAACGCGATGGGGTGATGAAGATGCTCGAGGACAGCGTTGAAAAGCTCGACAATGTGATTCGGCTATTGGTCAAAAAAGCAACAAGGCAACTATGAGCAACCTACCGGCCACCGATTGCGAATGCGATGAGCGCTTGGTGAAGGTGCTGGCTGTGTACATAGCCGAGAAGTCAATGCCGATTAAGGTGGCGGGCGATATATTGCTCAACGAGCTGCGCGATAAGAGCACTTACCTCAAACGATTAAACGAACTGATAAAATGCAGCAAAGCAACGTAACCAGTCTTAGCCTATTGGCAATATGCTTATTTCTTTTGCTGCTTTTGATGCGCACATGCGGGGCATTAGGAGAGGCTGAAAGCAATGCGATGTATCTCGATTCGCTGAACAATGAGTACGCTGTGCGCATCGCAAGAGATAGCAGCAAGATACACAGCCAAGGCGTACAGCTCGCAGCGGCAGGCACCAAGCTGCGAGCCTTGGAATTGCGTGAGCCCGAGGTGGTGATACGCTACCAAACGCGGACGGTTCTAAAGACAGAGATTGAACTCGGCGAGACCGTGTACATTGACAGCTTTCCGCACATGAGACTCCCGCGATACTTCCATCGGCCGGGTAAGTGGCTCGAGATAGGTGGGCAAATTAACCGCTTAGGGCGGCTTCAGTTGGATTCAATTATAATTCCGGTAAGTTATGCCGTTGCAATCGGAGATACGTTGCGTAAGGGCTTCCTATTGCGTAAGCGTGATAAGGTGGTTCGGCTTGGCATTGATAACCCTTATGTAACCGTTACCGGCATGAATAACATAATCGTGGCCGAGCCGCCTAAGAAGTGGTACGAAACACGCGCATTCGCTTTCGCACTTGGTGGCATTACAGGATTCGCAATTGGTCGCGCAAAATAATTGCGTTGATTATTAAGCACTTGCGATTTTTCGCGCTGGTGGTTTACTTTTTTCTTTGTTTAAGTATTGTGAATTCAAAATAAGGATTTACATTTGCCTCAACAAAACAACGAAAAAACATGAACACACCACTCTCAACAGCAACGACCTTCAAGAATTGGAAGGGCACTGAATTTTTTCACTACAACCACCTCACCGGCACTATGGTCATGGTTGTAAATGACGGCTGCATCAAGGGGCTTTACACCCGATGCGACAGCCAAGCAGCAAACCTTGCGCGCCAATATCATCGCTCGATGGAGCACGGCGTATCACCTGAGAAGCGCATCTATGACCCTTGCAATATGGAAGAATTCCATAACCAGTTTGCATATGTCACTGAATACCTTCACGAACAATCAACTCAAGCACTTTTAACCTCAATTTAATCTTTTCACTTATGAAAGCACCAGTAAACTCAGGCGGAAGTCAAACCCGCCAAATCGCACCCGAAGGCGCATATCCTGCGCGCTGCTACCAAATCATTGACAAGGGCACAACCTTTGACGAGAAGTGGGGCAACAAGAAACGCAAAGTTCAATTCCTCTTTGAACTGCCAACAGAGACCGCTGTATTCAGCGAGGACAAAGGCGAACAGCCGTTCTATGTGAAGACAGTATTCAACCTCACAATGGGTGAGAAGGCATCGCTTCGCAAGTTCATCGAGTCATGGATTGGCAAGAAGCTCACAGATGCGCAAGCCGCAGACTTCGACATCACCAAGCTACTCGGACATCCCGGCATGGTTAACATCGCACACAATGGCAAAGAGGACAGGACATATGCCAACATCATGAGCATATCCCCGCTGCCAAAAGGCTTGGCTTGCCCACCTGCAATCAACGAGCTGCTGACATATGACACAACCGAGCACAATGCTGAGGTATTCGCAAAGCTGCCGGAGTTCCTTCAGGAAGATATTCGCAAGAGCGATGAATGGATTGCGCGAACTACCGCCAAGCCAGCTGTGCCAGCGCCAACATGGGAGGCATCAGCCACAGACTTCGATTCACTATTCTCAGATTCAGACGATAAGACTCCATTCTAATTTCTAACCACAAAAAAAGCCCGGCATACACACTATAGCCGGGCTTTTACTAATACAAAACACATGAACAGTATCGCAAAGATAACAATTCCTATCGAGAAATTGTATCAATCAATAAATTCTCCCGAGACATTAAACGCTCAGAGGCTAACGGCTAACATTCAGCCAATCGAAAGCCAAAACCAATACACCGCCGCATCTAATGCCATCGCTCAGGTTAACGCCGCTGTTAAGGCAATTCAGGATGCGCGTAAGATGGTCACCGGTCCGCTCGATGCCTACAAGAAAGAACTCATGCGCATCGAGTCAGATGCAACCGAACCGCTCCAGGCTTTCATCGCATCGACCAAAGCTGAGATGCTGAAGTACACTGCCGAGCTTAATCGCAAGCAGCAAGAAGAACAAAAGCGCATTCAGGAGCAATCCCGATCGATAGCCGACTTGACCGATCAGCTCGCTGATGTAAGCATCCAGCACAGCCACATCAAAGGCATTCGCACAATCCGCAGAACTCGCATCACTGGCGAAGTGGATTGGATGAAGGTGCTCAGTGTGCTGTTCGGCTCGGGAATGTACAAGCCCGAAGACCTCACGCAGAACTTGCTCAAGGCAATGGAGAAGTGCGGAGTGACCGCCATCGCTGGCATTGAGATTTACGAAGAACAAATACAAACCATAACACGATAAAACATGCCAACTAAAATGACAGCAGTTGAATGGCTGCGACTAACCATTCAAAACAAGCTCGCATCAGAGATGGGGCCTTTCTTTGCAGAAGCATTTGAAACCGCCAAGGTAGTTGAGCGCGAATACATGATGCAGATGTATAATGCCGGAAAAGCGGAAGGCATAATCGAAGGTCCGCAAACAGCTAACGAATATTTTACCGAGACTTATGGCAACTAAGACAGCGGTGCAGCAACTAATGACCGAGCTCAGAGAATTGCATCCAGAATTCTTTGAAGTTCATACTGACAAGGGCAGGCAGTTCCTCAATAACTTTCACAAGTACATCGAATTAGAAAAGCAACAAATTGTTGAAACTTACAACGAAGGCGCACTCGACGGCCTGCAACTGGGAGAACAATATTACAAAATAACTTTTAAGCAATAAAAAACTCACAACATGGAACTATATAATTTATATCACAATTGCTTTACCGATGAGGATAAAAGGCACTTAGCACGTTGGCTAAAAAAGGAAAAAGTAAAAGCAACAAATGAGCTATTAATTCATGACTGGATTAAAACAGTAGATGCTTCAATTCGGCTTCTTAATGTGATTAAAAGGTGTTATGATAATAATATTTTTCCTTCTCAAATTACTAAGGAAATGTTTTTAAGTAATCATAATGTAGGGGTTAGTACATGGGAAGAATTTGCAGATTTAAGGGGCGATAATATATGACACGCGAAGAATATATCAACTACCCAGCGGTAAGCGCAAGCCGAATTAAACGGCACTACACCGGAGACATCAGCTATGCTAAGGCATCGCTTAACTACGGCAAGGACTTCCACTACTCACTGCTTGAATGCGAGTATGAGACAATGGGCGATGCAGTGCGCAACACCTACGATGCAATTCACCAGGTCGAGCTGCTTGGTGAGCTGTTTGACAAAAGCGAAAAGGAGCGCATCGTGGTGACTGAACTTACCTTTGGGGATAAGACCGTGCTCGCAAAGGGTGCGATGGATATCTGCTGGGATGAGATGAAGATTATCGCTGATGTCAAGACCACAACGGCGAAGAATCTGCAAGCCTTCGCCGATGACATGATAAAGCACTTCAACCATGTGCAGGCTGTGTGGTATTGCATGCTGATGGGCTGGGATCCGAAAGATTTTTACTACATCGGAGTGCCGCCAAAGGTCAAGAAGTCGGGGCAGTTCAAAGACCTCTACCTATACCGCCATAATCAGCAAGAACTCGACCATGCCTTTCAGCTAATCGCAGGCTTTCTCAATCAATTCGATGGTAATTATGGGAAGTAAGCGACACGGCCAGCTTGTAATCGATTACGTTGTTGAGTATTACTCGCATACCAAGACGGCAGAGATTGCCAAAGTGCTTGGCTTGTCTGAGTCATCAATCTACAACATCGCGCATAAGCTCGGCCTCAAAAAAGCGCCTGAGTACCTCAGCGAAATACATGGCGAAATGGTGAAAATGGCTGGCAAAAGACACCGATTCACCAAAGGACACACCCCTTGGAACAAAGGCGTGAAAGGCAACAACAATGCGCCCGAGTATACGCACTTTAAGACTGGCCATATTCCGGCAAACTACAAGCCTGTGGGCTGGACTCGCATCGATGCTGAAGGCTATCACTGGACAAAGGTCAAAGAAGGGCTCAATGGCTGGGTGATGACTCACCGGCTTGCATGGGAAATCGAGAACGGACCAATACCGAAAGGCAAATTCCTTCGCTTCATAGATGGTAACAAAGAGAACTGGCAAGTCGAGAACCTCATGCTGGTAGATCGCGAAAGCAATATGCGACTTAACACCATACATCGCTATCCTGAAGAGCTAAAATCAACAATGAAAATTCTTTCTAAACTAAAACGTAAACTTAAAAATCATGGCAAGGAACAAGATTGAACACCTAAGAGACCATCTATTCGAAGTAATCGAAATGCTCAAGGATGGTGACATGGAAATCGAAAAGGCGAAAGCCATCACTGATGTGGCTCAGACCATAATAAACTCAGCAAAGGTTGAAGTGGATTTCATCAAGACCGTGCACGGCAACGGATCAGACTTCATCCCAATGGATAAGCGGCTTGAATCATGACCCTACGCCCCTATCAGGAGACTTTCATCAATAACATTGCAGCGAGCCTGCGCAGCAATCGCAAGGTGGTTGCGCAGCTCGCAACTGGTGGCGGCAAGACGGTGTGCTTTTCTGCTATTTGCGACCGCTTCACAGCACGCAATTCATCAGACATCCTAATCCTTGTGCATCGCGAAGAACTACTCGCACAGGCCACCAAAGCCATTCGCCTCCAATCACAAGCCGTGACCGCTGGCATGAAGTCAATCCCACATGCTCGCGTTTATGTGGCAATGGTTGAGACTGCATATAAACGCCTTGACAAGTTCAGCAACATCGGGCTGGTCATTGTCGATGAAGTGCACATCGGCAACTTCACCAAGGTTATCGAGCACTTCACCTCTCAGTACATAATCGGCTTCACTGCCACACCGCTTGCAGCTCGCAAGACCAATCCCTTGCGCAACTACTTCGATGACATCGTGTGCGGCATCGATATCCCCGATCTAATTGAGCAAGGCTACTTATGCCCAGAGTTGACCTACTCAGCGGCTCAGATTGTCGACCGCGCAAAGCTAAAGATGAAAGCGGGCGAGTTCGATGCACAACAGATGGCAGCGGCATTCAAAGCGCCTAAGTACATCGAGACAACAGTTAACGCCTACAAGGCACACTCACTCGGACAAAAGACCATAATCTTCAATTGCAATGTCGAGCACTCGATGGCCGTCAATGCTGCATTCCAAGCCGCTGGCTTCAACTCTCGCCATCTCGATGCTGACTCACCTGATCGGGCTGAGGTGCTCCAATGGTTTGCCAACACACCAGATGCAATCCTCAACAACATCGGAATCGCAACAACCGGCTTCGACCAGCCCGACATCGAGACCGTCATAGTAAACAAGGCCACAGCATCAATGCCGCTTTGGCTTCAGATGTGCGGGCGCGGAGCAAGGCCGCATAATGTCAAGCTCGCATTCACCATCATAGACCTTGGTGGGAACTGCATCACGCACGGACTTTGGTCATCGCCTCGCAACTGGAGCAATATCTTCCACAACCCGAAGAAGCCAGGCGAAGGCGTGGCTCCTGTAAAAGAATGCCCTGATTGCGGCGCACTTATGCACACCGCTGTTCGCCTTTGCGATTGCGGTCATGTCTTCCCAGTAATCAAGCCAAAGGACGAGGCCATCGAGAAGTTCATCCAAGTCAGCAAGGCTATTGATGTAAAAAAACTAATCGAATCAAAGGCACATTACAAAACATACCACTCTCTGCATGTATTAGTTGAGCAAGTTTTTAACAGTGCTAAAAAGATAACTCCCGAAATCACCCCCATAATTCAAGAAAAAATTCATGAACTTGCAAGGCTCTGGTGCAAAGAGCAAAAAAAGCGATTTGATGCCTATCACCGGAAGTTTGTAGACGATAAATTACACACACTATGCTCATCTCACACTACAAAAACATCTATGACAGTCAAGACATTGACATCGAACTCAGCTCCTTTTTGGAAGGAGTCAGAACCGGCAAATGGCAGGACATAGTCTTGCAAGTTCGCGCAACCGCCGACAAAGAAGAGCGCGACAAAAAGAAAAAAACCGCACCGCTTGTCACCATCAGCGGCTCATTCTCGGCCCGAAAGGACGATGCCATCCGAGCGCACTCTGGATTCATTGCCATCGACATCGATAACATCGACAATCCTGAAGATACCAAGAAGCTCGTACAGGGCGATAGCTATGTGTATGCTGCTTTTACTTCCATCAGTGGACATGGACTATGCCTGATAGTGAAAATCGATGGCACACGCCATCTCGATGCGTTTAATGGCATCGCATCTTATTTATACCACACCTACCAACTCATCGTTGACCAGTCAGGCAAGAACGTATCGCGTGCTCGCTTCATCTCTTATGACCCTTGGATTCACATCAACACCAAGGCCGTCATGTTTAAGAAGTACCTCGCCAAACCGAAAGAGCGCAAGCTCGCAAAAGTCGCGGTAGTTAAAACCGACTTCGATGCCATGATTGCCGCGATGGACCGCAAAGGGCTTAACCTCTGCGAAGA